AATTGATGAAGGATTTAATCGATTGGGACTTATTGCCGATAATTAATCAAGCATATTTCCGCTTTAATGGGCATGGGGAATTAATTAATCTTAATCACTATAAAAACATAATCAACATTGCGAAAAAGAATCCACATTGCACGTTTACCCTTTGGACGAAACGCGCGTCAATTGTGCGTCAAATTGCGGATGTTCCAGTTAATTTAATTTTAATCTTTTCTAATCCTCGAATTGATAAAGTTATTGGAGTGCCTAGGGGATTTGATAAGGTTTTCAATAACGTCAATAAGGATTCAGGGATTAAACAAAACTGTACTGGGCGCAAATGTATGGATTGCCTTATGTGTTACAAGCACAATGGAACCAACGTCATAATCGAGGCGGTGAAATAGTAACTTAGAACAAAAACTCAAAAGGGTTTTTTTAGCGGGTTAATTCCCGCTTTTTTTTCGCCTACTGATAACGCTATTTAAACGTGATACAGGGCCCCTATTCGCGCTGTATGGCGTGATTACTAATCTATAGGGCCATCCCCTAGGGTATCGTTTAGGTCGCGCTGTAAAGCCTTAGATTTGCGATTATAGGCGACCTTTGTTTTATGCGTATATCCCCTATTAAATTTATGGGAATGTTTGGCTACTAGATTTCGCCTTTTTAATTTTGTTTCCTTGTCGCTACTCATAGTCTATGCCTATTACTTTATAGGTCATCTAATTCAGTGATAGATACAAACTATCGTTTGATAGCCTTGACTACCAGTTTAGTAATTGATAGGTTTTGCCTATCGTTCAATTTATAATTGTCATTTAGACCGTACTGACCCCAGTCTTTATTCGGTATGGGTTATTGTGAACCCCCGAAGGTTTAAAATATATGGTTTGTCAGGTGTAGTTATTTTTACTGGCTACGAAACCAGTGACCCATTCTAAGAACGTCAGTGTTTGCCTGTTTCCAACGCCGTCTATAAGCGCCCATATAAGTAATTACTTTTGGCAAGATGTAGGGATAATCAGCCCTGCAATTTATGAGTCTTGGCCCGCTCGACTATGGATTGTACCACATATAAAATAAAAAAAAGAAAAAACTTCCTGTTAATATTATCTTTTAAGGTAAGTCATTGATAATAAAGGGAAAGCCAGGGAAAAGATAATTAATTGCTACGTTTCTTAAAATAATTGTTGACAATCAAATTTACCTGTTTTATAGTCGCCCTACTGAAACAAACCAAAGGCAAAAAAAATGTACGCAGATAAAATCTTAAGAATCGAAAAATACCGAAAACTGGTAGCACGATTAAACAAAGAGTATCAAGATCGAATGGGATTCACTCACCTCGAAGATCAAACAATTGAATTCAGCATCGGCAAGCGATTTGCCAGAATATATTTTGCATCTTTTGGCGAACCAAGATCAGTTCACTCATTTGTTGACATTGAATCTGGCGATATTGTCAAAGGCAGTTGGAAATCCCCAATCAGGGATAAATCTGGTAAACTGGCGGTTCGTGGCAATATCAACGCCGATGATGTTGGCGAGTCATCAATTGACCATAACGGCACCAAATACTTAAGGTAATAAAAATGATTTACAAAGGACTACACAGCGTCACTCACGATAAAACATCCACTACGTTTCGTTGCGTAAATGTATTCAAGGATGTTGGGGAAAATCGTAGTTTTTCTATTACACACTCTGACTATTCAGTGTCGCCAGAGAGTATAATGAGAAATATTCGCGAATGGGTCGAGGGTAAACTGGTACAGGATGCTTTCCCTTACCTTTACCCCAATGAGAGAGAATTGCTGATCACTGGTATGCTACCAGAGGATTGGGAAAACATGGATTATTTAGGAGAATAAAATGAAACAGGCAGACGCAATCAGAATTCACAATGAAGCGGTAGCACTTGCACAAAAAGCGACGGCTAAATATCTCGAAGAATATGGTGACGATTACCCATGCGGATTTGCAGGGGTAAAAATTAAACCTGCTACCCAATCATTCGCCAGACAATTAAAAAAAGCAGGGATTGTGGATCACAAAGCGTGGGATGGTGGATACGATATCTGGAATCCTAGCGGAAATAGAACCCAAAGTGAGTATGCAAAACTGAATGGTGCTATAGCATACGCAAATTTTTTAAGAGATAATGGGGTTAATTGTAACGCATGGTCTAAAATAGATTAGTCGCAATCAGATAAGTCCATGTCGCATTTAGGCATGGACTTATCTCATTTGTGTGGTAAAATATTATTTCACTCAGAAAAGAGAAAAAGAAATGAAACAAATATCTTTTGAAACAAACGATAGAGTTTTAAACGAACTTTTAAAGTGTGTAAAAATAGGTAGGGAAAAGTATAACCTGCCAAATATTAAAATTCCAGATGTTACCTACGATGTCAAAGGAACGTATGCAGGTTGGGCGCATTACAGGGAATGGAAGATCAGACTCAATGGCGAAATGATGATGGATCATCTTGACAAATTCATCGAGTCAGAGCGTAGCACAGTTAAGCATGAAATGGCTCACCTCATCACCCACAAAATAGACCCTAATGCAAGGGCGCATGGCAAACTTTGGAAGTCAGTGTGCAAGGCGCTAGGTCACGACGGATCACGATGCCATGATTACGATGTCACTAAATACAAGACCCGAACCTACAAACGACACGTTTGGGCTTGTCCTTGCGGTAAAAGTGGCGAAGTTCTTTTGACTGCTAAAAAGCATAAACGTCAAATGGATTTTATAAAGCAAGACCCGAATGGTACTTTAGGATTTTATGTTCGCAATCATAAAAAGTGTGGTAGAATGGTGTACCTCAATAAAACTACTGAAATATAGGGAAAATAAAATGTATAATTTAAGTTTAAATAAAGACAATCACGATGATATCAAATGGCAAATGGTCAATGAGTTATCAAGCCCGATGTATAAATATCTGGATCAGGCAAAGATTGACTTGATCGAGGAACTGATATCTGATAGCATTAGTCAGGATGAATTAGAAGATTATTACTACACAAACTACGGTGAATAAAATGAATTTATGCGATGACCAGATTGACCATGATGAATACCTTCGTGATATCAGGGTCGAGGCCAACAAACTCTTGGATGAATACTTGACTGTCGAAACCGTCAATCGAATTGATCTTTACGAGGCGGGCGATGACTCTATATGCCTTGAGATCAACGGCAATGGCATACCCATTAGCGAGGCTCAGTTAGATGCTATCGTGACACATGGGGTATTCATACTTCAGGAAAGAGACATGGCTAAAGCAGAAGATCAGGACACTAGACGGCAATGGGAAGAGTAGAAGAGAGGGCAATAAAGATTCTGCGGAATGTACCTAAAAGATTGGTGGCGAATCTTCGCCATCAGTCTGAGGTAAACTCAGATACCTTGCTAAACAGTGCTGTTAAATGCCTTAACATTTTATCAAGATCAAGCAGTGTTTCTAACAAAATACTCTTGGAAGCATGGGCAATTTATGGTAGACTACAGCGGTTGTCAGGGAAAGTTGCTACAAAATTTATGGATAATGACCATAACAAACCATTAAGGGTAGAGTCTGCATCCATTAGACCTAACATACAGGGTCAGAACTGGGATCAGTTCTATAATGCAGGTGGTAAACCTTTCGATCAATACTACCGTCATGGTGGAAACTGGAGATACGGAACTAGAATATGGAAATCACAAACGATGACCTCAAAAAATACGAAAACTTAACCGCTGTTGAGCGCAAGATAAGACCATCAAATGATTTTACTCAGGAAACTCTTGACTTTTTTAATCTCGATGAAGCAATGTCGGGAACCAAACTACCGCTGTCCCAGTTTGATGACAAGTTTAGATTGCGAGATGAGGAAATTACGGTATTAGCGGGGATTAATGGGGCGGGTAAATCTTTATTCGCTAGTCAGATACTCTTGTCTGCTATGGATCAGGGAAAGAAATGTCTGTCAATCTCACTGGAAATGTCACCCAAGTCTCAACTGGCTAGAATGTGGAGACAGGCATCACTACAAAACAAACCCGATATAGATGCGGGTCTTGAGTTTACTAAATGGGCAAAGGATAAGTTATGGTTTTATGATCAGCATGGAACTATCACGCCCAAAGCATTGCTGTCAGTCATGCGGTATGCAAAAGACAATCTTGATATTGATATAGTCTTGATTGATTCGCTAATGACAATGAGCCTGAACAGTGATGATTGGAATGGTCAGAAACAAGTCGTGCAGTCCATCGCCAATACAGCCAGACACTTGGGTATCCATATCATCTTGGTTGCTCACGCTCGTAAAGGCGGTAGCGTCAAGGATAGGCTAGACAAATGGAGTGTAGCAGGTAGCGCCGACATAACTAACAGGGCTGATAATGTAATCATCTTGGGTAGACTGTATGATGACCCTCATGCGGATGCTTACATGAGCCTATGTAAAGCAAGACACTTTGATGGAGCGGAACTGGACTTGGATTTAAAACTTGACATGGCGTCACTGAATTACTACAATCAGGGCTTACATCCCAAAGGTATATTACCAACTCCCGCAAAGGGTGGCCCTGCGGGTAAACTAGAAACAGGTGGGTTAAAAGAATTTGCAAATGAAAACATCATCAGGAAAAGCAAAAGGGAGAAGGTTACAGCAGTGGGTAAGGGACTTGCTAATTGAGATATTCAAACTGGATGATGACGATGTTCATTCGAGGAGCATGGGCGCACAAGGTGAAGATGTTATGCTGTCGCCTAAAGCAAGAGAGTTATTCCCATACTCTGTCGAGTGCAAGAACGTCGAGCGACTTAATTTGTGGGACGCTTGGAAACAGGCGCAATCAAATGCAGGGGGCTACGAACCCTTGCTTATTATTAAACGTAACAGGCAAGAACCGTTAGCAGTCGTAGATGCTAAACACTTTATAAGGAAACAAAATGAAAGCAAACTATAGCGATTGGACTCCCCGAAGTTTTATGGATGAATTCTTTTCACCAGTAAAATATTCTTACAAAAATGTTGAGGGCAAAGGGACAAAGGATAACCCTTATGTAATTACGAGGCGAAAAGTTGTTGACACTACATATCATGGGTGGTATGATGACGATGGTTCATATCACGAAACACCAGTAAAGGAAAAAGAATGAAACATATACAGATAGAGTTAAAGAAACCTTTTGCACAGCATCACTGGCGCAAGGGTGCAGGTGGTAAAGAGTTAGTCTACATTGATGCGCGTCAGGTAATGAATAGACTTGATGAAGTCTTTGATGTTGGCGGGTGGCAAGCGCACTACGAGCATATCGGGGGCAGGATGATTTGTAAACTGTCTTGCCTTATAGGTGACAAGTGGGTTACTAAATCTGATGGTGCGGGCGACACTAATATCGAGGGTGACAAGGGCGGTATCAGTGATGCGCTCAAACGAGCGGCTGTATTGTGGGGTATCGGGCGGTACTTGTACTACCCTTCAGCGTTTGATTCAAACAGAAACCCTGCATCATGGGCTACGCCAGAAGGTTATGATAAACTTATGGAAGAAAGGCATGGTAAAGAAATTGAGAAATGGCGTAAAGAATATGAGGCATCACTATGAAATTTAGAACCGAACTAGGCGAGACAATTTTTAAACAGAAGTATGCAAGCAATGCGTATGAAACTTGGAGTGACAAGGCGCACAATGTAGTCAACAGTGTATGCGGTACGATGGATGGTAAGAAAAATAATCTGATGGATAAATCAGATCAGGATAAACTTGCCCAAGACATTGCGAACTTTAAATTCTTGCCCGGAGGTCGCTACTTGTGGTACGCAGGTAGAGAGGCTAGGTTCTATAATAATTGTTACCTGCTTAAAGCAGAAGAAGATAGCAGGGAAGAATGGGCAGACCTTTGGAAACGTGCAGGGTCTTGCCTAATGACAGGTGGCGGTATTGGAATTGATGTTACAAACTTCAGGCCCAAAGGTAGAACACTATCCAAGACGGGTGGTGTTAGTAGTGGGCCGATTCCTTTCTTACTTGCAACCAATGAGATTGGACGCAACGTAATGCAAGGTGGTAGCAGACGCAGTGCTATGTATGGTTGCATGAACTGGAAGCATGAAGATTCTCACGACTTTCTGACCATCAAGAACTGGAGTGATGAAGTAAAAGCGGCAAAAGAAAAAGACTTCAATGCTCATGCCCCTCTGGATATGATGAACATCAGTTTGAATTACGATGACGCATGGCTAAACGCTGAGAAACGACACCTTGATCCTACGTTTTTAAAGAATGTAACTCAGGCATTGATGACAGGAGAGCCCGGATTCTCATTTAACTTTGGAGACAAGCAAAATGAAACACTTCGTAACGCTTGCACAGAAATTACTAGCGAAGATGATAGCGACGTTTGTAATCTTGGGTCTATTAATATGGCTAACATTGACAGCATTGATGAGTTTCGGGATGTTGTTACTGTTGCTAGTAAGTTCCTTGTTTGTGGGCTTATCAGGGCGCAAGTTCCCTACGAAAAAGTAAGCGAGACAAGGCAGAAGAATAGTCGTATTGGTTTAGGGTTGATGGGTATGCACGAGTGGTTGCTGAAACGTGGATACAAATATGAAATGGTGGATGAACTGAAACAATGGATGAAAGTTTATGAAACAGAAAGTAAAAAAGCGGCAGACGAACACTGCGACAGACTTTTTCTCAACCGTCCTAAAGGCTACAGAGCAATTGCTCCAACAGGAACAATCTCTATCCTCGCAGGGACTACTTCTGGGGTGGAACCAATATACGCAGTCGCATACCGCAGACGTTACCTTTCGGATGGAACAAAATGGAAACATCAGTTTGTCGTTGACGGTACAGCGCAAGGATTAATTGATTCTGGTATTGACCCAGATAAAATTGAATCTGCTGTTGATCTTGCCGCTGATCCAGAACGTAGAATTAAGTTTCAACATGGGTTGCAGAAGTATGTAGACCACGCTATTAGTTCCACGTTAAACCTTCCTGCATGGGGCAGTGATCTTAACAATGAGGATAAGATAAAGTCGTTTGCCAAAATCATTAGTGACTACGCTAGTGGATTAAGGGGGCTAACAGTGTACCCAGATAGTGCTAGGGGTGGTCAACCTATAACATCTGTACCTTACGATGAGGCTAATGCTAAACGTGGTGTGATCTATGAGGATAACTCAGAAGAGCAATGCTTAAGCGGGGTATGCGGTATATGAGCGGAGCAAACTTAGATGGGTACAGTTCCCCAAGGGAGGGCATACATAAGTTAGAGATGCAAAAGCGCATTGATACCCTTGAAGAAAAAGTACAAGACCTTCAAGAAATAGTGTATCAATTGATTGAGCAAGTAGTATCTGACGGAAAATAAAAATGAAACCTTCGCATTACATAATGAGGATTCAACCTATTGAATATATTATTGCAAATAGGCTTGACTTTTGTTCTGCTAACATAGTAAAATACGCTAGTAGATGGGATAA